TGCGACTTTCACACACAGAGCGGTCACGTTCGACCAGGGGGGGTGGTCATGTCTACTCGGGTCGAGGATCTGCAGGCCGCCGCTGACCTGATGTGGGACTCGATGAGCGAGTGTCTGCCCGACAAGCGCGCGCCGTTGATGGCTCAGTGGCGCGCGCTGTCGGCCGAGGTTGCTGCCATCGCTGACGATACGAAGGTGGGCGACCCTGTTGACGAAATCGCCCAGCGTCGCGCTTCTCGGGGAGCAGGCCCCGCCGCGAGTCCTAGTCACACCCGCGCGCGCTCGAGCTAACTCTTGGGAGGACGTGGCCGACCTCTCGGCGTCGTTCGGCCTAGTGCTCGACCCGTGGCAGGAGCTCGTGCTGCAGTCCGCGATGGGCGAGCGCACGGACGGCAAGTGGGCAGCCCCGCAGGTTGCCCTCTCGGCGCCGCGGCAGAACGGCAAGAGCCAACTGATCGTCGCCCGCGCATTGGCCGGCGCGCTCCTATTCAACGAGCAACTCATCGTCATCTCGGCTCATCAGGCAGACACGGCGCGCGAGACGTTCAACAAGTTCATGGAGCAGATCGACTCCTCCCCTGCGCTGTCGTTCCGCATCAAGTCCGTGATGAATGCGATCAACCGCGAGTCGATCAAGCTCAATAACGGTGCGATCATCAAGTTCAAGGCGCGCACCGGAGCTGGTGGCCGAGGGTTCTCCTCGGATTGCCTGTTCCTCGATGAGGCGCAGATTCTAGGTGGGCGCGCGTGGGCGTCGATCAACTCGACAATGTCTGCGCGCAGCAATCCGCAGGCGTGGCTCATGGGCACGCCGCCTACACCCGAGGATGACGGCGAAGTGTTCGGCCTGATTCGCTCCAAGGCGATCGGCGGCAAGTCGACATCGCTCTGCTATCTCGAATGGTCTGCCGAGGCGTCCGACGATCCGACGCTCGAGGAGACTCGCGCGAAGGCCAACCCTGCCTGGCACACCCGGATCAACCACGAGGTCGTCAACGGCGAGTTCGATACCTATACCCCCGAGCGGTTCGCCCTCGAGCGACTAGGCATCTGGTCGTCCGAGAATCTGGCGCGCGTCGTCGAGTCGGACGCCTGGAACAAGCTCGCAACCAAGAACCCGCCGACCGATGGCCGCGTGACCTACGGCGTGAAGTTCTCCCCGGACGGCACGACGATGGCACTCGCCGCGTGTCGTCGACCAGACGTTGGGCCGCTGCACGTCGAGCTCATCGAGCACCGTTCGATGTCAGCCGGCCTCGGTTGGCTAGTCTCCTGGCTGGTCGAACGTCAGGACAAGACCGTACAGATCGTCATCGACGGCAAGTCTCACGCGGGCGCGCTGCACGAGGCGCTACGGGCAGAGAAGGTGCCAGAGCGGCTCATCTGGCTACCCACGACCGACCAGGTCATCACGGCACACTCGATGATCCTCGGCGCGATTCAGGGCCGAGATATCACGCACTACGCGCAACCCGGTCTCGACGGTTCGGTTGCTCTCGCGGGCAAGCGTCCGATCGGCACTAACGGCGGATGGGGATGGAAGCCCTTGGCTGACGGCGACGTAACCCCGATCGAGGCCGTGACCTTCGCCCATTGGGGCGCCATGACAAGCAAGCGGCGCCCCGGGCGCAAGACGAGAGGAGCGGTGCTGGCGTGACGATCACCTCCACATATACCGCCACACCGCAGGTCGATGGACTCGACGACGCCGATCAAGACACCCTCAAGGGCCTCATCGTCAAACTCAACCAGAAGCAGGTTCGCAACCGTTTGCGGTCGTCCTACTTCGATGGACAGCAGGGCCTCGTCGATCTGGGGATCTCGCTGCCCCCGTCGATGAGAGAGATCGGCGCTGTCGTTGGGTGGCCGGCGAAGGCTGTCTACTCGATGTCCCGCCGCAACATCATGCAGAGTTTCACCTCGACCGCGGCGACCCCAGAGGATCTCGGCCTTGTCGAACTCTGGGACACGAACCATCTCGACTCGAAGGCACCTCGCGCGCACACGTCTGCGCTGACTCACTCGTGTGCGTTCGGGTTCGTCACGGATGGCGACGTAGAGAGTGGGCAGCCCGCGCAACTCATCACGACCCGCTCTGCGCTCAACGCGACGGGGACATGGGACTACTACACCGAGTCGCTTTCCGAGGCGCTAGAGATCGTCGCCCGGGACGCTTACGGGCGCGCGACCTCGATGGTCCTGCACTTCCCGGGCCGGTACGTGATGATTCAGTGGGACGGTCGTCGGTGGCGCGGGTTCGAGCGGACGCACCGTTTCGGGATGCTCGCTGAGGCGCTGCCGTATCAGGCCGAACTTGAGAACCCGTTCGGCAAGTCTCGGATCTCGCGCGCCGTCATGTACTACACCGACTCAGCCGTCCGCACGATGCTGCGCACTGAGGTCGGGGCCGAGTTCTACAACGCCCCGCAGCGGTACGCCCTGGGTGCTGAGGAAGGCGCCTTCCAGGACAAGGACGGCAACGCCCTGCCCGGCTGGTCTGTCACGCTCGGGCGCCTCCTGACGCTCTCGCGCGACGAGGACGGCAACATGCCATCGGTCGGGCAGTTCGCGCAGCAGACGATGCAGCCGAACCTCGACCAGCTCCGCTCGATTGCCATGATGCTCGCGGGCGACCTGTCGATCTCGGTCGGGTCTCTCGGCATCGTCCAGGACAACCCGGACTCTGCCGAGGCGATCCGCGCGCGCAATGAGGAGCTCGGCATCGAGATCGAGCATTGGCAGCGGACGACCCTCGGCCCGGCATGGAAGCGCCTGGCGCAGAAGGCGCTCGCCATCAAGGACGACTCGCCGGCCGCGCTCGCCGCGTACCGCACGATCCGCCCTCAATGGGGCTCGTGGGCACAGGCGTCCGAGGTATCGCAGGCACAGGCATCCCTTGCTCGCGTGCAGTCGATCCCGCGTCTCGCCGAGACCGACGTCGAACTCGAACACATGGGCTACAACGTCGACGAGATCGAGCGCATCAAGGCTCAGTGGGCGCGCTCGAACTCGCGGTCGAACATCGCCAGCCTTGCCGCCCAGGCGCTTGGCACGGCAGAATCTGGTGCCGGAGACGCCGAGATCGCTGCGGCCAACATCCAGAAAGCGAAGGCCGACGCCCTCGGGGTGTTCATCCGCGCAGGCGTCGACCCTGCCGATGCTGCTCGTCGGCTCGGCATGGATGGCATCGAGTTCACGGGCGCCGTTCCCGTCTCGCTGCGCCTCCCCGTCTCTGACGCGAAGGCGCTCGAGGTCGCCTAGTGGCTACCGATGCTCAGATCACAGAGGTGCGCGCCGCCAACATCGCGCTTACCGCGCGGATCGAGGCTGACCTGGCGAACTTCTGGCGATTCGTGGATCTCTCGCGGCCGGATGCCGGTCGCAATGGGCTGCTCAACTTCGTGCCGCTGCTCGTGCAGCGGTATGGAGACATGGCGAGCACGGTTGCGGCTGACTGGTTCGAGTCACTCCGGTTCGACGCGATCGACCAGGGCTTCATTGGCAAACTCGCCACCTCGACGAGCAAGTCGTTCACACCGAAACTGGCGACGCCTGATCTGGTCGCGGTGGCTTCCGATGTCCGGTTCCTCGCGGGCGATCTGTGGACGGACACCCCGGAGATCCTGCTCCCGAAACTGCAGGCCGTGGCGACCCGTCATGTCCTGCAGGTCGGGCGCGAGACGACCCGACAGAATACGTTCGCGCGGGGCTCAGGCGCCCGCGGATGGGCTCGGGCAACACGTCCCGGTGCGTGCCGATTCTGTCGCGCTCTGGCGGCTCGGGGCGGCGTCTACACGCAGGAGTCGGCACGGTTCGCGTCGCACAAGCCGAAGTGCAATTGCGTCTCGGTCCCGACGTTTGACCCGTCCGCTCCCGAGGTCGACGTCATGGCCTACACCGCGAGCCGCAACACGTCGAAGATGACCGACTCGCAGAAGGAACAGCACCGAGCGAGCGTGTCGTCCTGGCTCGATAAGTCATTCCCCGGCGAGACGGATCACCCGGCCGCCGAATGATTCTTCCGCTCTCGATGGGCGGTCTGTAGTAGCGCAAAGGCATCTGCCGAGCGCCTTTCTTCGTCCTGGTGACGAACCACGAGAACCTCCTGGAGGGGTCAACAGATGAGCGACGAAACGGGCACTGAGACTGCCGCCGAAACTCAGGTCGAGACTGAGGCGGTAGAGCCGAAGACCTTCGACGCCGAGTACGTCCGCAAGTTGCGGGACGAGTCGGCGAAGTACCGGACGCAGGCCAAAGAGAACTCGGGAGCCGCTACCCGGCTTGCTGAGATCGAGGAGGCTGCCAAGTCCGACGCGCAGAAGCTCACGGATCGAGCCACTGCCGCCGAGGCGAAGGTCACCGCGTTCGAGGCTGCCGCGCAGATCGCCACATGGAAGGCCGACGTCTCCACTGAGACCGGCGTCCCCATCGCGGCACTCTCCGGCTCGACGCTCGAGGAACTGACGGCGCACGCCGCGATCCTCAAGCCGCTCATCGCAAAGGCTGAGCCGGACGTAGACGACGGCAGGCCGCACACCCCGTACCGGGACCTGTCCAAGGTCCTTGCGGACGCTCCCAAACCCCAACGCGGCCTCGGCACGCTCCGTGCGGCCTACGCCTCCCACCAGTAAGGAAAAGACCTCATGGCACTCACTCTTGTCGAGAGCGCAGTCCTCTCGGAGAACCAGCTCGCCCGCGGCGTCCAGGAGACGTTCGTCCAGCACAACCCGATCCTCGACCGCATCCCGTTCATGCCCATCGAGGGCAACGCCTTCGCGTACAACGAGGAGGAGACGCTCCCGGGCGTCGAGTTCCGCGCGATCAACGGCGGCTACACCGAGTCGACGGGAACGGTCAACCAGAAGACCGAGAGCCTGGTCATTCTCGGTGGCGACGCCGACGTCGACAAGTTCATCGTGCAGACGCGCGGGAACCTGCAGGACCAGCGCGCCGTGCAGACCGCACTCAAGGTCAAGGCCGCGTCCTACAAGTTCACGGACACGTTCTTCAACGGAGACGTGGCCGGCGATGTGAACTCGTTCGACGGACTCAAGAAGCGCCTCATCGGTGCGCAGGTGTTCGCGGGCGGCACGAACGGCATCCCCGTCCTGGGCAACGGTGGCACCGACGCGCAGACGTTCTTCGACGCGCTCGACGAGCTCGTGTCGCTGGTCCCCGGGCTCAACGGTGACAACGGCGCGATCTACACCAACGCGTCGATCCTCGCCAAGATCCGGTCGGCTGGTCGTCGGCTCGGTGGCGTCGAGATGGTCCGCGAGGACCTGACTGGCAAGCGCGTCCTGCAGTGGAACGGCATCCCGATCCTCGACGCCGACACCACGGCGGCCGGCGTTCGGGTTCTCCCGCAGACGGAGAGCGAGGGCACTGCAGTCGGCACCACGTCCTCGCTGTACGCCGTGCGCTACGGCCAGTCTGAGGGTGACGGCGCCGTGACGGGCCTCACCAATGGCGGCGTGCAGGTCTACGACCTGGGCGAGATCGACGCCAAGCCGGTATACCGGACCCGCATCGAGTTCTACTGCGGCGTCGGTGTGTTCGGTGGCAAGGCTGCCGCGCGCCTCACGGGTGTCCTGAACGCATGATCCGACGCGAGCGGTTCGAGATCACCCGGCCCGATGGGGTGGTCCTCGTTGTGGATCGCAACATCGAGACGGGCGAGCAGACCACGACCGTCAAGGGCTTGGTCGCAGTCGAACCGCCCGCGCCGATCGTTCCGACCGAACCTCGGGGTAACGCCTCGATCGAGGCGTGGTCGGCATGGGCTGACCACCTCGGGGTCGAGTATCCCGAGGACGCCAGGCGCAACGACATCAAGGCGCTGATTCTCAGCGCTGCCAAGTAGTAGAGAGGGGCCGTCATGCTGACACCACCGTTCGCCGTCCCATCGGACCTGGTCGACCGCTGGCGGCCCCTCACTACTGACGAGACCACCCGGGCAGCCGTCCTCCTGGAGGATGCGTCGCAGATGATCCTCGATGAGGACTCGCGCCACGTCCTCGATGCACTCATCGCGCCGACGAGCACCCACATCCGCATCGTCTGCAAGATGGTCGAGCGGTCGATGGGCACGCCGGTCGACTCCCCGAGCGTTACACAGATGTCGCAGACGATGGGGCCGTTTACGGAGCAGAGCACGTTCGCCAACCCGACTGGTGACCTGTATTTGACCAAGGCTGAGAAGCGCCAGCTCGGGTTCTCCCGGATGCGCGCTGGTGGCGTCGATCAGTGGGTGCCCCCGGTGATCGTGTGAACACCAACCCGCTCCCCGATCGGTTCACCCCGCACGAGGTTGTCGTCCGAGCCCTCACCGGCTCGGGCGGCATGGGCAGCACCTATGCCGACGCGGTCACGGTCCCGGCGTTCGTGGTCGATGGCGCTGTCCTGGTCCGCGATTCTGCCGGCGATGAGGTTGTGTCCTCGACTCAGGTGCATCTCGGGTTCGACGTCCTCGCCCCTCCTGGCTCGCTGGTCACGGTATGGCCGACCGCTGCGGGCGCTCGCGAGGCAACCGTCATCACGTCCTCGCGTGGCGCTCACCCTCGCCTGCCGGCCTTCCAGACGCTCGCGCTGACGTGACCGACATCGACCTTGTTGCGCTGATTCGCAAGGCCGCAGCAGAGGCGCTCAACGCACAGGCCGAGGTCGCGCAGAAGGCGACGAAGGCTCGGGCGCCGCGCGTTACGGGCGCACTGGTCGAGTCGATTAAGACGGCCGACGCCTCGCCGAACAGCCTCGTTTCGCAGGTCTACTCGAATGCTGACCACGCGCTCTACCAGCACGAGGCGCTCGACCTGGTCCACAAGAGCGGGCAGTCGAAGTTCATGGAGGCCGCGGTAGCCGCTGAGCACGCCGCCATCGAGCGAGCCGGCGCCGCTGCAGCCAAGCGCGTACTGAGTTAGTGCGCTCTTCCCCGCTTCCCCCATGACTTCACGAGGTAGGTCACGAGCGCCGCGACCAAGAGCAGCACGACGGCAAGCGCTCCCCAGCCGATGAAGTCGAACACGTCCCAGTCGGTGAACATGCGGACACCGTAGCGCCCCACCATCTATAGGAGGCCATTGCGGTGGACACGACCCAACTCACCTACGCCGTCGCACAGCGGCTCGCGGACAAGGGCGCGGGGGCATGGCGACCGACTGGCCCGGCATACACCGCGGCTGAGATCGCCATTTCCTATGGCCCGATCCCTGCCGCACCTGATCGCGCGATCGGCGTGACGACCTACCTGCAGGACGACGACCCGGAGACGGGCCTCGCGGTTCGCATGGTGCAGGTCCGATGCCGTGGCGCGCGAGGCGCCCCGAACGGCGCGGACATCATCGCTGACGCCGCGTTCGATGCGCTGCACCTGACCTACCAAACCTCTGGGATCGCACGGATCACCAGAAGCTCGACCGCACCACTTGGCGCGGACGGAAACGGCCGGCAAGAGCGGGTCGACAACTACCGCGTCATCATCGACAACCCGGAGGCAACACTATGACCGTCCTCGCCCTTCCCACTGGCGCAACCCTCGGCTTCTCCTACGAGTTCGGGGTGGACATCGACATCCCCGCGCTCGACGTCGCCACCTGGTTCCCGATCCGCAAGATCACTGGGGTCGCCCCGAGCGTCACCCCCGTGACCGCATCGGCGCAGACCTACGATGACCTCGGCGCGCCGAATGATGAGAAGACGTCCGAGTCCTGGTCGCTGTCCTTCACGGTCCAGGTCAACCGGCTCGCTACCACGGGCGCGTACACCGACGAGGTCGAGGCGCTCAAGGCGTACACCGAGCCGAGTGCCGTCGGGACCGCGTCGATCGCGCATGTCCGCTACTACGACAAGCCTGCGAACGGTGGCGTGCCGAACCCGGACGACGCCTATGAGGGCTACTGCACCGTGTCGATCGACCGCAGCGCCACGGGCAACGCGGACGTCGGCGCCTGGTCCGTCACCCTCACGGGCAAGGGCAAGCGCACGAAGATCACGAACCCGGCCGTCTGACCGGCTCGCGGGGGTCGCAACCCGGCCCCCGCGTTGTCCGTGCAGCCCTCTACCTAGGAGCAACCCATGCCGTCCGTCGACTTCGCCGCGTGGGTGACTCCGAACCTCGAGATCACGCTCGGAGGTCATGCCTACTCGTGCCCACCTCGAAGCGTCGAGCAGATGAAGATCGTGCTCGCGTTCGCTGCCCTGTCCGAGCACAACATCGGCGTCTCTCCCAACGCGCCCGACGCCTCGCTCATCGAGATCGTCGAAGCGCAGACCGAGGACCTCGCCGCACTCACTCTCGGGCACGAGATCTACGACCGCATGATCGCGGACGGCGTCGACATGGTGAGCATCCAGCGCGTCGGCTACTACGCGATGACGTACTGGTCGCGCGGCAAGGAGCGCGCCGACCTGATCGCGGGCCTGATGTGGGCGCCCGATGCTAAGGCGGTCGAGCCCGATGCCCCAAAAGCCCGACGACGGAAGAGGAGTGGGCCGCCCTCGGTATAGGCGAGCCTGACGCGGACGGCATGTATGCCGACTACCGCTCGGCGCCGCGCATCCGACTCACGCCCGACGCCCCGGTTGGTCGTCTGATCGGATGGCGCGACATCCTCCCCAACTGGAACGCCGTCACCCTCGATCTGGCCGAACGCTTCGGCATCGACCTTCACGACCCGGCCGTTCTCGCGCGCCCCTGGCCTGGTGTCCGGGCGATGGTCCTGAGTCTGCCGAACACCCCGGGAAGCCACCTTCACAACGCCCTGAGGGGGTAGCCCGATGGCCCTGACCGTTGCCGTGCTCGAGTCACTGTTTACCGCTGACATCAAGGACTTCACGAAGAAGGCCGAGGTTGTCGACAAGGCGGGCAAGGCGCTCGTCAAGGCGCCGACGACGGTCAAGGTCGACGCGAACACTGGCGGCGCGCTCGCCGACATGGTCAAGGTTGAGACCTCGGCGAAGAAGATCGACGGCAAGCTCACGACCGCCAAGGTCGACGCTGACGCGAGCAAGGCCAGGACAGAGATTGACGGCCTCGGCGACGAGGGCGAGCAGGCGGGCGACACGGCAGGCAAGGGCCTGTCCGCTGGCATCCTCGGCGCTCTCATTGCCCTGCCTGTCGCGGGCGCGGTCGTGGGCATCGGCGTCGCCATCGGCAAGAGCCTCATGGATGGCTTGCAGGTTGAGGTCCGCTCGGATCGCCTCATGGCGCAGACCGGCCTCGACGCCGCGTCGACTGCCATCATTGCCCGTGCTGCAGGCGAAGCGTATGCCTCGAATTGGGGCGAGTCTCTCGCTGCGAACATGGACACGGCGCGCATCGCGATTCAGGGTGGACTCCTCGACCCGTCCGGCACCGCGAAGGACTCGCAAGCGATCATCGCATCGCTGTCCGGGGTCGCTGACATCCTCGGCGAAGAGATCCCCGCAGTCTCCCGCTCGACCTCGCAACTGCTCCGCACGGGTCTCGCGAAGGATGCGGCCGGCGCGTTCGACCTCCTCGTCAAGGGCACGCAGTCCGGGCTCAACGTGTCCGAGGATCTGCTCGATACCGTCAACGAGTACGGCACGCAGTTCTCGAAGCTCGGCCTGTCCGGTCCTGCCGCGTTCGGCCTCCTCTCCCAGGCAGTCAAGGGCGGCGCGCGCGACACGGACACTGCGGCTGATGCGCTCAAAGAGTTCGCGATCCGCGCGGTCGACGGCAGCAAGACCAGCGTCGCTGGGTTCGAGGCGATGGGCCTGTCTGCCGAGGATATGGCCGCGAAGATCCTCAAGGGTGGTCCCGAGGCATCCGAGGCACTCGGCCTGACCCTGCAGTCGTTGCGCGACATGAAGGACCCGACCGAGCAGGCCGCGACCGCCGTGGCCCTATTCGGCACCAAGGCCGAGGACATGGGCACGGCGCTCTATGACATGGACCTCTCGACCGCCGTGGCCGAACTCGGCTCGGTGGAGGGCGCAGCCAAGACCGCGATGGACACGCTCGGCGACAACGCTGCCGGATCGATCGCAACCGCGCAGCGCAACATCGAGGTCGCCGCGGACGGCATCAAGGGCGCGCTCGCAACGGCGTTCAACCCGCAGATCCAGGGGTTCTCGACCTTCGTGTCCGAGAACCGTGAGGCCGTGATGCAGTTCCTTCTCGACATGGCGAACGGTGGGATCGACGCTGGTCGGGCGCTGGCGAACGCTGCCGCCGCAGGACTTGAGGGGTTCGGCTCATTCGTCGGCACGGCGGGGCCTGCGATGACCGACTTTATCCTCTCGATCCTCGAAGGCATGAACTCGATCCCGTTCGTTGATCTCGACGACGCGGTCGCCTCATTCAAGGACATGAAAGATGGGGCTGACAAGTCGTTCGCCTCGTTCGATGCCGGATCGCAGACTGCGGCCGACTCGATCCGAACGAACCTCATCGAGAAGGGGCTCGACCCGGCGCAGGAGAAGCTCAACAACGTCGCGATCCCGATGGTTGCCCAGGCCGCCATGCACGACGCATCGGTCTCGCTCGCCAAGGACATCGACGGGCTCGGCTACTCAGGCGAGACGGCGATGGGCAAGCTCGACCTGCTCAACGGCACGGTCGACACGTCTACCGGTTCTGGCAAGTTGCTCGATGAGCAGATCCGCGGCGCCGTCGCTGCTCTCGATGCCGAGTCTGCCGCAGCGGCAGGTGCGAACGAGACACAGGACCAACTCAACCAGCGTTACGAGGCCGGGCGTGTTGCGCTCGTCAACCAGCTCACGCAGATGGGGTACACAGCAGAGGAGGCGCAGGCACTCGCCGACAAGTACGGCGCCATTCCAGCGAACGTGGCGACGTCGATCAGCCTCGACACCGCAGTCGCCGAGGCACGCCTAGCCACGTTCAAGGCGAACCTCAACGTCAACAACGTCATCGTCACGGCCGAGATGCGAACGGGCTACTACAAGGACCGCGCAGACGGCGGGCACGTCCAGGCGGCGAACGGCATGGATCGCCAGTCGATGATCGCTCCCGGTGGCGCGAACATCCTCTGGGCCGAGCCTGAGACGGGTTGGGAGACGTACATCTCTGGCAAGCCGTCGCAGCGCACGCGCAACGTCGGCTTGCTCAAGGAAACGGCGTCTCGCTTCGGCATGATGCTGCTCGACCCGAACGTCAAGGCATTCGCGAACGGGGGCACAGCAACGGCATCCGGTCCCGCTGCCTACGGCGGGCCACAGGTGCAGATCATCGTCGAGCGGCTCATTCAGGGCACGCCGCAAGACGTCGGCCACGCCGTCGCATACGCACTACTCGGAGGCGGCGAATCGTGAGCAGCACAACCTCGATCACCTGGCGCGGGGTCACGTTCTACGGGACGTCCGGTGCTGGGCGGTACACGTTCGCCACACTCGAAGGCTGGGAGGATCTGCCCGACGCGCGGCAGGAGGAGTACGACCGCCCCAGTCAGCACGGCATGTTCGACGCCGACGTCTACTCTGGCGCGCGTCGCGTTCTGGCGTCGGGCAGGTGCTCGAGCCCGGCCGAACGGGATGTGATGCTAGCCGAGCTCAAGGCCGCATTTAGCCTGACGCCGACGACAACACTCCCCTTGGTCATCGATCACGCGGGCAAGGTGCTCACGGTGGGCGCGCGGCTGCTGAGATTCAAGCCAACATCGCCGGCGTGGGGCTCAGGGTTCTGGGGCTGGGCTGCAGAGTGGATCTGCCCCGACCCCCTCCGCTATGCCGCCCCGGTCGTCACCTGGACCCCGTTCGCGCAGATGCTCGGCGGGCTCGAGTTTGACTTGTTCACGGATGGTGTGGTGGACACGGGCTTCCTTGAGTTTGGTGATCCCGGCGCGATCACGGGGTTGGTTGCTGTCTCGAACTCGGGCAGCGCTCAGGCGTGGCCGGTGTTCACGGTCGCAGGCCCGACGCCGCCTGAGGGTTTTGATCTGGTCGACTCTGTGACGGGTTCACGTCTGCGCTACACGGGCGTAATCCCGTCCAGTTCGACATTGACGATCGACTCGGCAACTGGCCTGGTCACCCTCGACGGCGTGGATCGTAAGCCGTACCTGACGATCCGCGAGTGGTTCTCGATCGCCCCGGACTCCTCGGCGTCGATCCTGTTCTCGCCCCGCGGCGGGCCTACGTCGGCTGTCCTGACGGTCACTGTCACCCCGCCGTCCTGGTGACCTGACCGGCCCTTGCTCTGCCGCCAGCGCGCGGCCCCGTTGCTGTACCCGCTGGGAGGCGTCATGGCTGGTTTCCGTGGTCTGTTCGTTCGCAAGGACGCCACCAAGGGCACGACGCCGATCGAGGGCCGCAAGTCTCTCGCCGGCCTCGTCGCACCCGTTGGCTCGTTCGGTGGGCGGCCTGGTGTGCTCTCTGGCGGGGCGATGTCGGGCACGACCGGATGGGGGTACTCGTTCGCGGCCGGGAACTTCGTGACGTCCCGCTCGGTTGCGGACGGCGTGGTCATCTGGGGCAACGACGCGGCCGTGACGATCACCTGCTCGGCTGCCCCGGCGTCGAACTCTCGCATCGACATCGGGTGGGCGCTCCACAACGACGTCGATGCCGGGGATGCTGACTCTGCGGCAACCTTCGGGGTCGCGTCTGGCACGGCCGCGGCCATCCCGGTTGCACCGTCGATCCCTGCTGGTGCGATCGAGCTCGGTCGCGCGACCCTGTCCTCTGGTGCGGCCAACACGCAGGCGGCCGTATTCAGCACCACCTTCGTCCAGTACACGGCCTCTCGCGGGGCGCCGATCCCCGTCACCGGGGCGACGCAGCAGGCCGCAGTGCCCGCCTCGGCTACTAGCCCAGGGCTGGTCTACCGGATCGACACCGGGCAGGTTCTGATCAACCGCGGTGCGGGGTGGGCGACGCTCGCACAGGGCGCATGGACGTCCTTCCCGCCGCCATTCTCTGCGACCATCACCGCACCCAACCTCGGCGGTGGCGCGGTCCGTGAGGGCGAGTTCACTGTCGTCGACAAGACGTGCACGTACCGATTCAACATCCAGTTCGGCACGGCGGCGTCGACTGCCGGGTCGGGGACTTACACGGTCGGGCTCCCGCTGCCGGCGGCGGCGGTCGGTGCTGGGCGCATCTACGGAATGATCTACGGGGGCGACTCCTCTGCTGGCACCACTGGGGGAAAGGTGTTCGCCGTTCGCGCGTCAGGCACGGACTCGACCCTCGTCGTACTCGCCCTCGCAACGTCGGCTACGCAGCTGGTCTCTGACGCGCTCCCGCACGTCTGGGCCGAGAATGACTTCATGCGCGGCACGTTCACCTACGCGATCGCATGACGATGATCGGCTCGCGCACCTTCGACGCGATCGACGAGTGGTGGGTCTCGCCGATTGCGACGACCATAAACAGTCGCACCGTGTTCAGCGCAATCTCCTCGACCGGCGAGCTGCTCGCGTGCGAGATGGACCACACCGAGGGCACGTCGCGGCGCGTCGTGATCGGCAACGGCAACGTCGACGACCACAACTGTCCCGCGCTCTGGGCCGCACCCGGTCGTCGGATGCTGGCGATCTGGACTCAGCACGGACTCGACAAGTTCCTGCACATCAAGGTGTCCGACCAGACCGGCGACATCGAGTCGATCGCATCCTCTGCTGAGACTCAGTACGTGGCGAGCGCAGAGACGTCCTACGTTCAGATCCACCGCATCGAGCACCTGTCGACCGCACTGCAGGACACGTTCTGGGTGTTCACGCGGATCTGGATGCTCGAGTGGGCGATGGTCCCGGTGACCGTCGACCAGGGCTCGGGCGCTGTGACCTTCGGGACTGAGCGCACCATCCTGTCCGGCGCTGAGCAGACGTACATCTCCACCGCGGACGCGCACGCCACATCAGGGCAGGTCATTCGGTTCGCGTGGGGCTACAACCCCGCTGCAGGCGTCTCCGCGGTTCGATACATGGAGATCGACGTGACGAGCGGCGCGATCACATCCCCCGCGGATACGAGTGTGGCCGCGAACATCTCGGGCGTCGGCCTGCCGTTGGTAGACGGGAACATCGCACCGCTGCTCCCTGGTGTCGAGGCGGGTCGCTCGAGGCGCCTGTTCTACGCTCGCCCCGGGCCGATGTCTCCCGCCGTGGCCTATGCGGAATGGGACAACACAGCACCTGACGACGCCACCTACCTGGTGACTCAGTGGTCTGGGCTCGCGTGGGTGACGTCGACCTACGGGACGTCCGGGCCACGCCTGGGCTACACCGCGACAGCCAACTACATCGGCGGCATGGCGTTCCCGAACCCCGCCGTCGATGATCGGGTGGCGGTCGCGCGGCAGGTTGACGGGCTCTCCTCGGTCGACCTGTATGTGGGCGACACGTCCACTCAGGTCGCAACGAGTGCGACTACTCGGCTCGCGCGGCCCGTGTTTCCGGTCAACGCCGACCCGTCTCGGATCATCGCCTCGGACGTGTCCAGCTACGGCACGTCCTACACCGACTACCAGTCGGACGTCGTGGCGCTGTTCTCCGACTCGACGACCGTTGTATCGGCGGGGACCACGCAGACGACGATCATCTGCGGAGAGCTGCGTACCGGGCGCATCCTGGCAACCGTGCCCGTCTCGGCAGCAACATGGGAGCAGGTCCACCTCGACGCGGGCGCGATCGACATCACGATCCCGCTCGACTCGGCCGACGTCCGTGCGATGCCCGACTTGCTCTCCTACCTCGACGGCCCGGCGTTCTTCCTGGCAGTCCAGAAGGGCGATCAGATCATCGAGGCCGGTCCGATCTGGGCGTGGTCCTATGACGGCATCGGCTCGCTGCAGGTCAAGGCGTCGGGTATGTGGTCGCTGTTCGATCACCGCAAGGTGATGAAGGTGCTGGCGTCCGGGGAGAACCCTGCCGAGACGTCGCTTGCCTGGTCGGGTCTGTCGCTGGCAACCCTGGCGAAGAGGCTCATCTCGACGGCCATGTCCCACACGGGCGGGTCGCTGCCGATCGTTCTGCCGGCTGATGCGCTGGGCACCAACGAGCGGGACTGGCCGGGCTATCAGGTCGCGACGGTGGCCGACGAGGTCAAGGCGATCATCGGCGTGATCGGTGGACCCGATGTCGCGTTCGAGCCTCGGGTCACGTCGGACAACCTGCGGCTCGAGTGGGTCATGCGCACCGGGACCACCACGGACCCGTTGCTGCACCAGTCGGGCGATGACTGGGACTGGGACACCACGGTCGTGCGTGGCGACGTCGCGGGCCTGAGTGTGGACCGCGACTGGTCGGGGCTCACGATGCGCGGGTGGGCCACGGGTGAAGGCCAGGATGAGGCGTCGCTCATGTCGATGCGCCAAGACCTGACGCTCACCAACGCGGGTTACCCATTGCTCGAGCGGGCTGAGTCGTTCTCGACAGTCAGCAGGCAGGGGACGCTCGACGCGCACGCGGCGGCGCTCGTCTCGGCGAACAGGCGCGCGTGGCAGACGTGGGGGCTGACGGTCAAGGCCGGCAGCATCCCGCGGCCGGGCGACTGGGGGCGCGTCTGGATCTCCACGGCGCATCCCGTCCTGGGTCGTCTCGCACGAACGGCGCCGTATCACCGGGCTCGCCTGCTCAAGGTCTCGGGCGACCTGACCGACAACGTGCGGCTCACGATGAGCCCGAAAATGGATGCGAGGTAGCAGATGGCTGACGAGTGGACTCCCCCGACCGAGGTCTCGTCGTCGGACTTCAGGGCCCCGCGTCAGGGCTTCGGTGTGCTGCTGGCCCGCATGTCCCGCCTTGCCGCACGGATCGCAGCCCTTGAGGGTTCGTCTCCGTTGCGGCAGGCGGGCGTGCGCGGTCGGCCGGGGATGCTGTCCTCGCTGGACTTCGACGGGGATGGCGGGCACGTCAACCTCGGCACGACCGGTTGGATGCTCGGGGCGGCAGATGGCGGCCCGTCGTTCTTCATTCTGAACGGGCGTCTCGTCATCGAGGAGCTTGACGCGCAGGCAGCGGCGTTGGCCGCACAGGACGTGGTGATCGCGGGGCAGGTGAGCGATCTTGCGAGTCGGATTGCGGTCACCGCAAGCGCCCCAACGTTCAACACAGGGTCCTTGCCGAACGACGCGACATTCCATGTCTACGGCCCGGACATTCCGATCACAGTCAGCGTCCCAACGGGCCGGATCATCGTCACGGTCGGATGCGGGCAGGCGACGGCAACAAGCGGCGCCGGGGCCGTTACTGCCGAGGCGACCTTCTCAATCTCGGGCGGCATATCTGCCTATGGCGACGTCTACGCACGCAACTATGCAGGCGCCCCAACCGTCACGTCCGGGGCATCGCTCATGGTGCAGCGCGCGTTCGTCCTAACCCCGGGCACATACACGATCACGGGGAAGATGCGCGCTTGGGCATCAGGAACATCGACCGGGTCCGCGAACTTCTCGAACCCATACATCACTGTGCAGGTAACAGGCTAGTCAGCCGGAACGTAGGAGACTCCCGGGGGCGGCGGGGGCATGACAGTCCCGGGTTGAATCTCAACGACGCCTGACCCGGCTGCAGGTGCAACACCCTGCACGAGCGGCACGGGCTCCTCAGCCACGGGCGCGGGCGCGGGTGCGGGTGCGGGTGCGACGGCAGGCTCGGGTGCAGGTACGGGCTCGGGCACAACGGTCACGGCAGGCTCCTCGGTCACAACGGGCTTGGGCACGACGGTGGGCTCCACTGTGGGCTCCACTGTGGGCTCAATCGTAACGGTAGGCGTCGGCGTCACGACGCTCGCCCCCGGCTCGTCAGCCGTAGCCATCGCCATCCCGCCGAGCACTACGCCTGCCACCAGCACGGCCGAAGCCGCACCTACCACAACCCCGCGCTTTTCCATGCCAGCGATCGTAGTCCCATCCACCCACGCCGCGCAGCCTTTCCGGGCTGTGACCCGAGGCAGCGCCGCCCCACCCAACCACAGCAGGGAGCGCCACATGCCCCGCACGCGAGGAGTGATCGCATGAACGACGAGATCCAGCCCGGAAGCGCGGTCTTCGGCCCGAACCAGATGTTCGCCATGATCCAGGCAGTCGGTACGAAGGTCGACCACTTGGCCAGCATCCTCGACCCCGCGCTGACCACGGTCCGGGAGGAGATCTCCGACGTCCGCAAGGACGTGGACGACCACGAATCGCGCCTTAGGTCCCTCGATAAGCGCATCTGGATCGCCGCCGTCCTGGCGGCAGGTAGCGGGGCGGGGATCACCCAGCTGCTATCGATCGCAGGAGGCTGACATGCCCTACGCCCTGGCGACCTCGCTCACCTCGTCGAACTACTACCACGCGGCATCGGTTCCGGCGCACTACGGCCGCGCCCGCACCGTCGATGGCATCACCATCCACTGGTGGGGTGACCCGGCGCAGCACCCGACGTTCGAGAACACGGTCGCCTACCTCTGCCGGGCGCACGGCAACACCTCGGCGCACTTCGTCGTCGAGGATGGCAGGGTCGCACCGATCGTCGACCCGCACGACGCCGCCTGGCACACCGGCTCCGCGGTCGGGAACGCGACGACGATCGGCATCGAGTGCAACCCGCGCGGCAGTGATGGCGACTACGCCACGATCGCCGAGCTCATCCGCAACCTGCGCGCGCAGTACGGGGATCTTCCGCTCTGGCCGCACCGCCACTGGAAGGCCACGGCCTGCCCTGGCACCTACGACCTCGCTCGCCTTGACCGGCTCGCACGGGCCAACGCACCAGCAGAACCCGCACCGATCATCCCGACCACAGGAGACGACGACATGAACGCTGACCAGGACGCCCGCCTCGCTCGCATCGAGGACGCCCTCACCGCACTCAGTCAGCGTCAGAGTGCATCCGTCGGAGACATCGTTGCTGTCCCCTCATCGCGCCCGGACGGATCGTTCGACTACTTCGCGGTCGACGAGCTGCAGGGCACCAAGCGCGCCATCGGGCCTGCTCAGTTCAAGTGGATGCGGGACCTCGGCTTCCGCGTCGTCGAGAAGCAGGCCGGGTTCACGATCGAGCACTACCGCCTGATCGTCTGACCATGGCGCGGCACCCGCTCGCGGACCTGCACCCGCTCGAGATCGTCGTCATCGCCGCACTCGCCGCACTGTCCCTCGCCGGCCTGGCGGGGATCGTCTACCTGCCCTAGGAGTCATCATGCTCAAGCGACTGCTCAGTCTCGAACCTGTACTGCTCCATGCCGTCATCATCGCCGTCGTCACCCTTGCCGGTATCTGGGGGCTGAGTCTCACCAGTCTCGGGGATCAACTCGGACGCTCGGTCGACGTGATCTATCCGATTGCCGTCCTCGTGGGCGCCTGGTGGACGCGCTCGCAGGTGTCCCCCGTCGCACCCAAGCACGCCGCCTGACATGACCACGCAGGCGGACAAGGAGGCCCTCGTCGCCCGACTGGTGAAGATCCAGTCGGTCGGCGGGTCGCTGCTGTCGAACGCGACCGCTGCCCTCAAGGGCGTCCAGGCGATCACCGTGGACGCGGATCCTATCCCGGTGCCAGTGCCCGACCCGGTGCCAGTGCCGGTGCCGGACCTGCCCCTGCCTGGTGGCATCACCCATGGTGTCGACCTCACCCCGTCGAACGTTGGGCTCGCATCTGCCGGCCTCACCGAAGCGAACCTCACCGCGTACACCGGGGGCCTCACGATCACCGGCCCCGTCACCCGCAAGGTCATCAACCTGGGCGGAAACCAGCTCGTCCTAGGCGCGGGCGCGGCTCTCACCGAGTGCATCATCAAGTCCACCCGTCAGGGTGGGCAAGGTCAGGTGAAGGTCACGGGGTCGAACGTGTCGATCACCCGGTGCGATCACGTCTCGACGGCGGGCTCGGGTGCCGAGTCCATCGGAATCTTCACCGTCGGCGCGGACAACCTCACGATCGCGAGCTTGCGCATGACCGGGCCGACGATCTTCATGTGGCTCGACGGTAACGCTTCGACGCCGATGAGCGTGTCGGAGTTCTACGGGTACGCGCAGGTCGGCGGTGGGGCGCATCACGACGGCATCACGCGCCGCGAGAGCAACTCGCCGCTGACCATCAGCCGGTCCCGTGTGACGTGCGACCAGGGCTCCACCACCGGTGCGTTCTTCGTCCAGGACACGTGGAACAACCCGAGGTCGGCGTCGAACGTCGGTTACATCACGGTCCAGGACAGCTACCTCGAGGGCAACGGCTACAACGCCACCCTGGAGCTGTCCAACAACCTCGTGTTCATCAACAACCGGTTCCGGCCCACGGAGTACGGCGCCGTGACCCAGTCCAACGGTCCGGTGTCCGGACTGACCTGGACCGGGAACTACCTCTACAGCGCGACCGGCCCTGACTTCAAGGGCGCGGCCATCTCCTGACTGTCGCCTGACCAACCCGCCACCACACGCAAGGAGCACATCATGGGCCTGACCATCGCCGAATCTGTAGAAACCCTCGACGTCCGATTCCCCGTCACTGGCGGGGCCGACCACATCGCGTACTCCGCGGACGGCACCAGCGAGACGGCCTCGCTCGCCCGCACGCCGATCGGCGCGACAGGGTGGGCCGCGGCGATCTCGGCTGACCCGTCCGTCAAGGCGAACGCGGGCACCCTGAGCACGGCGACCGCCTCGGCCGGGGTGACGCTCACGCACTTCGCGGTCTACTCGGCGCTCACCGCTGGAACGCAGCGCACCGAATGGCAGGCGCTCACTGCGCCGCGCACCCTCGCGAGCGGCGAGGGGACGTCCTGGGCGGCTGGGGCGCTGCAGATCACCCTGACCTGACCGACCACACCCAGCGGAGGAGGTAGGCCGTGGCAACCGCGCCGGTATTCGTATCGCATACGTCGTCGGTGTGGTCCACGGCGGCCACCCCCAAGAGCGTCAGCATCACGGTCCAGGCCGGGGACATCCTCGTCGTGCGCGGGGAGACGTCGAACGGTGGCGTCACGATTGATGGCACGACACTCGGTACCCCGGCCGGTGGTTCGCTGACCTACTCCCCGGAGCAGTCGATCTCGATCACGAGCTACTGTGCGGAGTACCTCTGGACGGCGACGGCGTCGGCTGACGCCACGTTCTCGGTGTCGGTCTCCCGGTCGGGGAACACGGCGAACCTGTGGGGCATGAGCGTCACGGTCTGGCGTGGCTCTGACGGCATCGGGGCGAGCCAGAAGACGAACGTGACCTCGGGCGCACCATCGCTCGGGATCACGACGCTGCACGACAACTCGGCGCTGTGCGTCTACATCTCCGACTGGAACGCCACCGCCGGCACCGCGGCGTGGCGCACCGCTGGGTCTGCAGCGGTGTCGCGCGACGACTTCCTCGACGCTTCGTGGCACCGCGTCTACGCCGCCACCCATGCGGACGCCGGGACGGCGGGTGCCAAGACGGTCGGGCTCACGGCGCCGGCCGCACAGAAGTACTCGATCACCGCGATCGAGATCCGCGGCGCTGCCGTCGGCGCCAGTATCTCGGGCACGGTCGCCAGCATCTCAGGGTCGGCCGGGACGCTCGATCGGTCCGCCTCGACTGGGATCGTTGTCGGAACCTCGGGAACGTCCGGGTCGGTGGCACGCTCGGCGGTCGCGGGCATCACGGCATCCACCACGGGCATCGTCGGAGCGGTCGCACGCTCGGTCGTCTCCGGCATCACCGCGGTCACCTCGAGCGTCGCCGGCGCGGTTAGCAGGTCGACGGTCAGCGGCGCGACATCGGCTACCTCGGTGACCTCGGGCGTGCTTGACCGTTCCGCGGTCAGCGGGATCACCACCGTGACGTCCTCAACCTCAGGCACCGTCGACCCGGTCCCGGCTCCTGGGCTCTCCGCAACCATCGCCATCACGTCGGGGGCTCTCGGCGCGGTCGCACGGTCGCAGGTCTCCGGGGCAGTCGCAGCGCTGACGGGTGCCATCGGCACGATCAGCCTGTCTCAAGCAGCCGGGACAGTCGCCGCGGTCGCATCGGTCGTCGGGGCGGTGGCACGCTCCTGGGCATCTGGGACCGTCGACGCCTTGAGCTCGGTCAGCGGGTACGTCAACTCGGGTGCAGCCGTTGCGGTCGTCCCGAGCGAGCGCACCCTGAGAATCCTTGCCGAGTCGCGGTCGCTGACCGTTGGCGCTGAGTCGCGCACCTACCTGATCTCACCCGAACCCCGAACCGTGAAGGTGGAACGATGACAACGACGAGTGACCTGTTCACCAAGGACCCTCAGGCTGTCCTCGACTACGAGTTCGACTGGTCGGCGTGGCTCGACGTGGGGGAGACGATCACGACGTCAACGGTGAGCGTGCCGACGGGCATCGTCCTGGACTCGCACTCCGAACTGGGTGGTGTGGTCATCGCGTGGCTGTCTGGTGGGACGGCTGGTGTTCTCTACAGGGTCGTGTCTCATGTGGTCACGTCGTCTGGTCGGCAGGATGACCGGACGATCCGCGTGTCGGTCCAGGAGCGCTGACGTGGCGACCCTTGACCTGCTGCGTCTCGAGCGTGTCTGGTCGACGTTGTCCGCCGGCGACCGGCAGCAGCTGTTCGACGACTGGCCCGATGTGTACGGCGCGATCGAGTTGTGGGTCCGCGCCCGACAGTAACCACCCGCACGCACAGACGCCCCTCGCCTTCACGGCGGGGGGCGTTTTTGCTGTGTCGGGAGCAGGTCGGAACCCTTGCGGATACACGCGCATGTGTGTACTCTGAGAACATGACAACAACCCGCACGGCATCCGAGATGGTCGCAGACAAGGGCACCTGCGAGGTGTGTGGTCAGCTCGCCAGACTCATCAACTTCAAGCGCGACAACTTCGGCCCCGGCAAGCATGGCGGATACCTCGCCAAGCACGGACGCCCGGGAGTGAACCCGCGATTCGCCTGCCGTGGATCGTTCGAGGGGTGGGCCGAGCGCGGGACGACGACGGGCGTCGCCCGATGACCCGCACCCCATCCCCCCGCCGCTACCTCTCCCGCCCCGAGGTCGCCATCCGCATCAACGTCAAACGGGGCACGCTCAACCGTTACCACCTTCCCCCGCCTGACGCCTACGTGGGTGTCCTGCCGGGGTGGAAGCCCGAGACGATCGACCGGTGGGATGCTGCGCGGCCGTCTCGACGCAAGGAGAACGGCCAGTGCCCGCTATGCAACGTTCAACAGGAGGAACAATGAGCGACATCGAGGACCGACTGGCCGAGATCGAGGGGCACCTGTCCGTCGCGCACCAGGAGATCGGGGACGTTGCAGCCGACGTCCGCGTCCGCTGGCGCATGAGCATCCCGCCCCGCCCGGACTACGACACGGACCTCATCATCAGCCGCGCGCTCGATGACGGCGAGAAGGTAGCGAGTGCGCTGCGGGCCGTGCTGACCACAGCCGACCCGGACGGAATGCTCGTCTCCTACGATGCAAACTGGGTTGCCGGCTACATGGATGCGATGGAAGAAGTCACTGCCGCCATCACCACCGCCCTCGGTGCGAGCGAGGCGGGGAAGTGAGCACCTACCTGCACCTCGTGTGCCTCGACCACACGCCTCCGCTGGTGGCTGAGGATGAGTCTGGGCAGCACCTCTACGACCTGCCGCAGATCCGGGCAGACCTCGCCGCTGACCTGCTCACGCTCGCCAACGAGTCAGAGAACGCCGAGCGATCCGCACCGTTCGCGCATGACCCGTGGTACTTCCGACGCAACACGATCCGGTTCCGTGTCGCGCACCGGGCCTGCCGCATCGGCATCCGTGACGAGTACGGCGTCGACCACGCGACAACGACCGAGGCCACCCGATGACCGCCGAGCCGAGCGTGCGGGACCGGGCGGCGGAGGTGCTGCTGGCTCACCAGCGGTACGGGGCTGGGTCCTGCTCTTGCGAGTTCGACAAGTGGGGCGCATCGTTCTCCCAGCACCAGGCCGATGCCCTCGCCGCTGCCGGGCTGCTGGTGGGAACATCCAAGTCCGAGGCCGTTTCGCTTGCAGTTGCGGCCGACGAACCAACTCGGGTTGCTCACCTGAACCCGGACTGCCGCGGGGGCAAGCACGCCGCCTGCTCCGGCACCGCATGGGACGACGACACGGACCAGCTCACGGGATGCGCGTGCGACTGCCACACAGAGGAGGCCTGATGACGCTGACCGAGTTCCTGCTGGCACGGATCGCGGAGGATGAGGCCGATCCGGACTGTGGTGGTGTCGGGGAATACGGGTCGTGTGATCGGTGGTCTGAGCGGCGCCTCGCCGAGTGCGAGGCGAAGCGGGCGATCGTGGCGCACCTCAAGCAGGCTGCCTACCGTAATCGAAACAACGCGAGCGACCGCCCATTCAGGTCGGCGGTCCACATCCTCAAGACCCTCGCCCTCCCCTACGCCTCCCACCCGTCCTACGACCCCGCGTGGCGCCCGTGACCCCCCGGCGACAGAAGGGTGAGGGTGGCATTACGCACCGCGCGGACGGCCGCTGGCAGGGGTACGTCTGGGTGCTCGACGCTGCGACCGGGAAGAAGCGCAAGAGCCCGTACATCTACGCCGCGACCGAGGATGAGCTCGAGGTGAAGCTTGCCGTCGAGCGGGTCCGTCCGCCCGTGCTGACTGTGGCCGGCGCGCTCGAGTTCGTGCGCCGCGAGACCGGGGCGACGACGGTTGTGCTCGGGTTCGGGTCGGAGGCCGTTCCTGTCGCCAAGGTTGTCGCCATGGCTACACCCCCAACGTCCTTTGAGCGTGAGTAACGCGCCTAGATCACTCTCGGGCTACAGCCCCGAAATGTATCTTTGTGCAGGTCAGCGCCACATTTCTAGGGTCGCGGGGGACGGGTTCGATTCCCGTCTCCCGCACCCATTTGCAAGCCTGTGACCTGCATCAACACTCAAACCGGCCCAAGATGTATGCTTGTGGCTACAGCGCGTGCCTACAGCCCGCGTAGCGACAGCGATTGAGGGTTGGTTTCAGTGGCCGCTACTCCCGTACCCCACAGGCTCGCGGACGGCACGATCCACTGGCGCCAACCCTTCCGCCTGGTCCCCGGAGGCAGAGTCACCCACGAGACATTCGCCACCCGTGAAGGCGCCGAACAGTTCGGGCGGCTCGTCGACAAGATCGGCGGCACTGCGGCCCGCGCCGTCCGCACCGCATCGACCACGTCAGCCGCCGACGTGCCCACCGTCGCCGAACAGGTCACCCGGCACATCAACGCCCTCAGCGGCTGCGAGCCCGGCACGATCCGCCAGTACCGCGTCTACGCCACCGAGCTCGCCGGGACCACGCTCGGGGCGCTCCCCATCGACGCAGCCACCCGCGACGATGTCGCCGCGTGGATCAGGGACCAGACCAGCGCCGCCAAGACCGTCAAGAACAAGCAGTCGCTCATCAGCGCAGCGCTCGCCCGCGCCGTCGACGACGAGATGCTCGCCCGCAACGTCGCGCACAAGCACAAGATCGCCCGGACCGAGGTCGAGGAGATGGTGTTCCTCACGCCGGCGGAGTTCGTCATCATCCACGACCGGGCGACACCGCACTACCGTCCGTTCCTCATCTCCCTGTTCGGCACGGGGATGAGGTTCGGGGAAGCGACCGCGTTGCGCGCCCGGGACTGCCACCTCGACGCCCGCACCCCGTCCATTGTCGTCACCCGCGCATGGAAGCGCCCGGGGGAAGGTAAGCCCGCCCGGATCGGGCCGACCAAGACCGACAAGGGGCGCCGCACGATCAGCCTGCCACGCGAGGTCGTCGACGCCCTACGCCCCCTGGTCGCAGCCCGCGCCCCGGGAGACCTGCTGTTCGTCACGACGCAAGGGCTCCGCATCCAAGAGCGCGCGTTCTACGGGCGGTGGGCGTCGTGGCTCCGCGACGAAAGGTGGGACGGTCGCGCATGGGTGCCCCGGGAACCTGCCCTCGGGAAGACTCCCAGCATCCACGCCCTGCGACACTCCCACGCGAGCTGGATGCTCGCCCAGGGCTGCTCCCTGTTCCGGCTGCAGTACCGCTTGGGCCACGAATCGATCAAGACGACGGCCGACCGGTACTCGCACCTGCAGCCCGACTCCGCACGGCTCGATGCTCTCGAGGCATCGTGGGCTGTGCCGGACGAACCGCGGCAGATCGGCGCCGACACCGCGAAGAGGACTTAGCGCCGTTTAGCGGATGTCACACCCTGGGCGCACTCTGTGTCGGTGACCTATGACAAAGACGGCAGACCGTGAGCCCGTTCGCGATAGTGGAGAGGTTCGGAACGAGAGTCATCGAAGTGGTCGGGCTAGACCAGGCCGTGATCTACATCCACGCGCACGACATCGCTCTCGTCAGGGCTGGGCTTGAGCCGGGTCTTGCTGGCCGGTCGGCTGACTGGCTTCTGGCTGAGTCTCTTCGCTGTAGGAAGCAGATTCACCCGTAACCATGTCGCCGCCGGCCGCCTTGGTGGTGGCGGTACTGAGTGCACCGGAACCACGTCCCTTCGTTGTCATGGATCGCACGGTGGCGAGCACGGCGGCGATCTGGTCATCAGTGAGGTTCGCTGCACTCGGCGGGAGTAGCTGCGCGAGGCGTGTGTCGTTCGTGCTCGCATCAAGCCCCACGGACTCGGCCCATGCGAGGACGACCGTCCGCTGGCTGACGTGAAGGCCATGTGCGAGGCCGCGGATGGTGGCCGGCTTCGGGAACTCCTTCTGTGCTCCGGTGGCGATCTGCCAGAGCCGTTGTCTGGTGGGCTCCTCGCCGCAGTCCGTCGCGAGTTGCTCATAGGTCCGGTCTCCTTTGGTGCTTCGGATGAGTGCTGCGATGTCCATAGGTGAACCTTCCTTCCTGTACCTAGCAGAGCGCAATTGCTCCCCGCGTGTCCCCGCCTACCAGTGTTTGTCGTTGCGTGAGCGGTAGGCGCCTACCAAGTAAACCCGCTCTGACCTGCCAATGGCGACTGACCTGCAAAATTACATCCACTTCACGTCTTGACAGCCGCCTACCAGTGGGGCACATTTGTACTGCGGTGCTTGACAGAAGCCGCCTACCGAGAGAGGATCAGCCATGTACAGCATCACCCGCCGCAGGTACCCAAAGGGGACGTGGATGCGACTCGTCAGCGCAGAACGGCTCCGGTCCTTCATCGGACCCGAGCCAAGCAAGAAGATGAGCGGCCGGAACCTGGCCATACGAATCGGCAAAAGCCCCGGCTTCATCACCCACCTCACGTCAGGTCGCAGGAGCTCGTGCCTTCCGGAGACGGCTCGTCGCATCGCGGAGGCCCTTGAGGTCCCGATGGACGTCCTCTTCGTGACTCACGTGCCAAGCGCTACGGCTACTCCTGTCAAGCGGAAGAAGGTGGCGGCATGATCCCCGAACTCGCGACGCAGTGGGTCCAGGAATGGATGGACGCCCGCGAGCCGCGCTACACGGCGTGGCAGAACGTCCTGGCGATTGTCGGGCTGGCGCGATGACCACCGTCAGGATTGTCACGTCCCGCCTCGTGTCCCAAGGCGAACTGTTCGACACCCTCGATGCCGTCGCCGCCGATTGGCGCCCGTCACGGGTCGAGGCTCGTCTCGCGATCCGCGACGCAATCCACCGGGCAGCAGCGGCACATGGCGGGCTCGTCCACATCGCGCAGGTTCGCATCTACCTGCCGGAGTGGATCGACGGGCACCAGATCGGGGCGCTCATCTCGGCGCTGACCCGCAAAGGCAATCTGACGCCGACTGGGAGGTTCCGTCCCAATGGCGGGCCGTCCGGAAACGCCAGCAAACCCGCAGAGGTTCGCCGGCTGCGGCGACTCATCACCGTCGAGGACGTCGCATGAGCCTCACGCCGGCGCAGGTCGCCACCGACCTCCAGGTCTCGGTGCCGACCGTCCTCGCGAAGTTCCGCGACGGGACCCTCCCGGGATTCCGCATCGGCCGCTCCTGGCGCATCGATGCGTGGGAACTCGAGGCATGGAAAGCCGGTCCCGCGCGACCAGCCGACCCGAACCGCATCGAGCCCCGCTCGCCGCGCTCTACCGCAGCCCAGGCCCGCCGCAAAGCCTCGTAACCCACCGCAAAAGCAGGCGCCGGATCTCCCAACCACGAGTCACCGGGACTTCACCTACAAGAAGAGAGTCCCACACATGTCAGCAACGACGCTCGACCAGCAGGCCACCACCGCACGCCGCGACTACGAGATCAGCGTGGCCCTCCTCAAGGCCTCGGACCTGTACTTCGCGGGGCTCATCCCCGAGGCGATGCACGGAGCAGTAACCCCCGTCGAGATCAGCGTGCACGTCGCAACCCGCGAGGCCGTCGAGGAGTTCGCTCGGCAGAACGGGGTCGTTGCCCGCTCGCACCACAACGCCGACCACGGCGACACGCACACCACGGCCGACCTCAACATCGACCCGAACGGCGCCGTCCGCATCCACATCGTGCACATCGCCAAGGCCGCGTCGTGATCGCCATCGACGCCGCAACCGCCCTCGCCAAGATCGCCGAGTTCGAGGCCCTCGTCGGCATCCACGCCGACTTCCGCTCCCCCGGCAACAACGTCGGAGCCGTCATGGAGTGGGTCATCGTCGTCAACCGGTCGCGGGTCAGCCACGAGCGACCAACCGAGCTCGACGAGGTGGCGGCGGCATGAACCGCGACGGCGTGTGGGACGTGGGCGACATGACCGCCGACGAGCAGCGCGTGATCCGGGCCATCGAGGTCGAGGAGCAGCGCCGCGACGACGCCCGCGAGATCGCCCGTCTGGACGCCTACGCGATCGAACTGCCGACCGTCTCCCCCACCGAGCAGATCGAGAACGTGCTCATCGGCTGGCTCGTCGGGGCCGCGATCATCCTGACCGCCCTCGCCATCGTCCTGATCCTGGTCCACGCACTCGGTGCGTTCATCGGACTCATCATCTCCAGCTGCCTCGCCGTGGCCGGATACGCACTCACCGAACCGAGAAGGAACTAGGACATGAGCACCTATCGCTTGTACTTCACGCAGGTCATATCGACCTCGATTGAGATTGAGGCCGACGACCTCGAGTCAGCGATCGAGGCTGCCTACGACAGCGACAAGATGCCGCCCGGGATCTGTGCTCAGTGCACAGGCTGGGGGCAGCCGTGGAACCAGGACGTCTCTGGCGAGTGGGAATACGACGAGGGCGGCTACGAGATCGACGGCGTGCCTGTCGAGGCCGCGAAGTGAGCCCCGCACTGACGTACCGCCTCGCGCTCGCACAGGAGCGCGCCGAGTTCGCCGACGACGAAGCAGCACCCGGCGCACCCGTGAAGTGGTCCGCGTGCGTCTGTGACGACGACTGCCACGGGTTCCCCGACCGATCTGGCTGGATGGCGTCGCAGGCATCCGCCTACGCCGACGTCCGCAGCGTCGAGAACACCGGACATGACGCGCACTTGGTCATCCGCGAGACGCGAGTCGTGCGATGAGCGCCGACCTGCTCCCGATCGGACTGTTCACAATGTGGCTCGCGCAGGGTGAGCGCGGCATATCGTCCAACGCGATCGTCGCCCGGCTCACGGGAGTCAACCTGGACCGCTGGGGTCGCGGGACGGATATCCCCTATGACCCGTCCGACTTCCGCCGCTGCGAGATGTTGCTGCGAGAGATCCCACTCGCACGCCTCGCGTTCCCCTTGATGCACGACGTGTCGCCGCGCTGGGCTCGCCTCGTGGATGCCTGGGACGAACTCGTGGCGCTCGGTGAGTCTGAGGTGCCAGGGATGTTCACGGGCAGGTACGGATCAGCGCCACTCATGTACGCGCGGATGACCGAACTGCGCGAGAGGCCGGTCGTCGCATGACCCGCCCCGACTACGGACCCAACTTCGACCCCGACGAGACCCGCGAGGGCGACGACGAACGGGCCGAAGCACTGGCGCTCCGACGCGAGGACGCAGAGGACGCGCGAGAGATGGCCGAGACCGGGACGAGCCCAGAGCACTACGCCGAGGCAGAGGCCGAGGCATACACCGAACGCGACTTCGAAATGGACGTGAACCTGTGAGCCTCAAACCGAAGCCACCAGCAACCGGGCTCGTCTTCTACCCCGGCTCCCACCGCTACAAGCTCGACGGCGAATGGGTGCCCGGCGTAACCACCATCATCGGCGTCCTCGACAAGTCCGGGCCGCTATCGAAATGGGCCGCGGCCACCGTTGCCGAGTTCGTCGCCGACAACCCCGACGCCGTCGCTGCGCTGCAAACGATGGGCCGCGAGTCGATGGTCAACGCACTCAAGGCGACACCGTGGCAGAAACGGGACGACTCCGCGGCGCGCGGGACAACGTTCCACGACCTCGCCGAGCGCATCGCCAGAGGTGAGTCCGTCGAAGTCCCCCCCGAGCAGGAGGGCATGGTCGAGGCCGCTCTCGCCTTCATGGAGGACTGGGCCATCGAGCCGGTGCTCATCGAGGAGACCGTCGCATCCCGCGAGCACAAGTACGCCGGGAAGCTCGATCTCGTTGCCGACAGCAACCGGGGGCCGCGGGCGATCTTCGACTGGAAGTCGGGCAAGCGGATCTACCCGAGTGCCGCGTTCCAGACCAACGCCTACGCGCACGCCGAGTTCTACGGCGAGGGCGGCGACGAGCACCCGGTTGCCGCCCTTGGCATCGAGGCCGCGTGGGGCGTGCACATCCGTGACGACGGCTACGACGTGTACCCCCTCAAGTTCGGTGGAGACATCTACGCCGAATTCCTCACCGTTCGCTCCGCCTTCGACATCCACAAGCGCGCCGAAGGCAACTGGAAGATCCCCGGCAGCGGCTACGTCGGCGCCGCCTACATCGCACAGGAAGTGGCCTGATGGACGCCAAGCAAGCGAAGGCACTGCGGGAACCGTTCCCCGCCGCCACGATCGGCAAACTGCCGAAGCCCTACAAGTCCGACTCAGCCAAGGGCACCTGCCGCGAGTGCGGCGGCTACCACGGGCTGCCCGCCGTGCACCTCGACTACGTGGGCCACGCGGCAGCGACCGACCGACTGCTCCAGGTCGACCCCGACTGGAACTGGGAGCCGTTCGCCCTCGACGCGGCAGGGCTGCCGCTGATGAGTGGGCAGAACCTGTGGATCAGGCTCACTGTCGCCGGGGTCACCCGCATCGGTGTGGGTGACGGTAAGAGCCTCAAGGAGTGCATCGGCGACGCGATACGCAATGCGGCCATGAGGTTCGGGGTGGCCCTCGACTTGTGGGCCAAGGAGGACCTGCAGGCGGCCGACGTGGAGCGTGGTGTCGATCCGGCGTCCCCCTCACGGGCCGAGCCAGTCGAGGCTCCCGCAGTCACCCGCACCATGAGCCGACCACGACTAACCGAGGTTTCCTCCGGTACCACTGAGGCCCGGATCGATGCGGAGCCAACAAACATCCGCACGGAGGCCCAGTCTCGCCGCCTGTTCGCGCTGCTCAACGAGAACTCCCTGACCGACCGTGAGGCTGTCCTCGCGTGGCTGTCCACCCTTCTCGGTCGCGAGGTCGAGTCGACGAAGACCCTCACGAAGCACGAGGCGTCGCAGGCGATGGACGCGCTCGACCCGACCGGCGGTGTCTGATGCCGACCCGACCAGAGTTCGTCATCACGACCGACGCCCGCCGCGTGCAGACCATCACGTGCCGGGTGTGCACCCGCAGCGAGTCGTCCACGTTCAGCGTCGTCCTGGACCAGTGGCGCCGCACGCACGACTGCGACGCACCCGCATGGACGGCGGACTGGCGATGAGAGCCATAACCGTTCGTCAGCCCCATGCCTGGGCAATCATCCACGGCGGCAAGGACGTCGAGAACCGGTCACGGAACATCGCCGGTTCCTACCGCGGCCCGGTCGCGATCCATGCCGGGGTGCACCAGTTCGAGCGGGACAACATGTCCAGCCGCGCACTCAAGGCGGCGCACGGGTCCGAGATTCCGAGCGCTCTCATGTTCGGCGCGATCATCGGCGTCGTCGACCTCGTGGACGTGCACAACGCGAACGAGTGCTTCGAACGCGATATGCGTCGCCTAGTCGCCCTGTACGGCCAGGACCTGACGGCGTACTACGCCCACCCCGACAACGGCGCCGGTGGGCTGATCGGCCGCGTCCGATACTGCTCCCCCTGGGCGCAGCATGACGAGCGCTACCACCTCGTGCTGCGCAACCCGCGCCCGCTCGCCGTCCCGATCCCCGCCAAGGGGCGCCTCGGGCTGTGGACACTCACGGACGCGCTCGCCGAGCAGGTGTCCCGATGATCCCCCTCATCAACGTCGACGACGGTGTGCAGAACAGCCCCGAGGAGCGGTGCGTCGTGAAGCCGCGGCTCTTGGACTTGTTTTGCTGTGCAGGTGGCGCCGGCATGGGATACCACCGTGCCGGGTTTGAGGTCGTTGGCGTCGATATCGACCCTCAGCCGAACTATCCCTTCGAGTTCCACCAGGGCGACGCGATCGAGTACGTACTGCGCCACTGGCGCGAGTTCGACGTGATTCACGCAAGCCCTCCGTGCCAGGACCACTCAGTGACTCGCCACCGCACAGGCAAGGACAACGGGTCCGCATGGCTGCTCGACGGTACGCGGACGGCACTCAATGGCACGGGGCTCCCCTGGGTCATCGAGAACGTTCCGGGCGCTTCGATGCGAGCTGACTTCAAGCTCTGCGGGTGCATGTTCGACCTTCCCGGCCTTCGGCGAGAGCGTTGGTTCGAGACGTCCTGGGGGGGATACGAGATGCGCCCGCCGTGCTACCACACGGGCAAGACGATCACTGTGGCAGGGCACCCCGGCGGCACTAGTGCGCGAGATGGAAAGGCCGGCTCCGGCTCGACCGCGGACTGGCGTCGCGCTATGGGCATCGACTGGACCACCGCGCGCGAACTCGCTCAAGCCATCCCGCCGGCCTACACCGAGCACATCGGCGCCCAGCTACTCGAGCACATGACGAAGCAGGTGGCCTGATGAGCGCCACCCGCAAGCACAAGTGCGTCCGGTGCGGGATCGCCGTCCACCTGCTCGGGGCAGAGTGCCAGCACTGCAGCCACCCGGCGCGCACGTTCGACGCCCCGGACCTCCCCGGTGCCATCTGCGCCCAGACCGACCCCGAAGCGTTCTTCCCTGAGCGGGGTCGGTCATCGGCACAGGCGAAGGCCGTTTGCGCGAAGTGCGATGTGATCGCCGAGTGCCTCAAGTACGCGCTCGAGCACGACGAGCGGTTCGGCATCTGGGGCGGCTTGTCCGAGCATGAGCGCCGCCGGATTCGCGCCGCCGAACGCACACGGGCAGCCGCATGAGCGCCCGCACCCAGCGGCTCGCGGAGATGCTCGCCGCCCGCGCCCGACTCGACGAGCAGATCCAGCGACTCGGCGGGGCGACTCCGGCACCTGGCGCTGCTGTTGTTCGGCCGACCGTGCCGTCGTTTCGCGTCGCGGAGGCAAGGGAGTTCGCGATCTGTCTGATCTGGACCGGGTCGACCCACGCCGAGGTTGCTGACGCGCTCGGGCTTCCAGTCCGCACGGTCGACCAGTTGGTGTCGGCGCCCGTGAGTAGCGCTACGGCGCGAACGGGAAGGTTCCGGCACAACCCACGCACAAGGAAGGAGGCAGCATGACCCGCACCAGGGCAAGCGCCAAGGCCGCAGGGGCGCGCTTCGAGCGCACCACCGCGGACTACCTCGCCGAGCACGTCGACGACCGGATCGACCGGCGCGTCAAGACCGGCGCCAAGGACAGAGGCGACATCGGCGGGGTTCGCCACATGGGCGGGCGCGTCGTTATCGAGTGCAAGAACGCCGCCCGGCTCGAGCTCGGATCGTGGCTCGGCGAGGCCGAGGTCGAGCGCGGGAACGATGACGCACTCGCCGGCGTGGTCGTGCACAAGCGGCACGGGAACGCCGACCCGGGCGCGCAGATCGTGTCCATGACCCTGCGCGACCTCGTGGCGATCCTCACTGGGACCCGACCAGGGGGTGCCGCGTGACGTGGCTCAAGAAGGACGACCGATTCCCCGAGCACCGCAAGATCCGGCGCCTCACCGATGCCGCATACAGGTTGCACGACACGGCCCTGTGCTACTCAGCGAAGGACGAGTCTGACGGGTTCCTCGACGAATCCGACATCGACGAGATGCAGCACGGAAAGCGGCTCCGCAAGAACATCGCCGCACTCATCGAAGCCGGCCTGTGGGAGGTCGTCGATGGCGGGTGGCTGCTGCATGACTTTCTCGACTACAACCCCTCCCACGGACGGCAGGAAGCCAAGCGCGCCGCAGCCCGGGAACGGCAGGAAAAGTTCCGTCTCAAGCGTGTAGCAGAAGACACCGGTAACGCCGTTACTAACGCGTTAGTCACACGTGAGTCACACGCCCCCGTCCCGTCCCGTCCCGACCCGTCCCGTCCCGTCCCGAATGTTGGGGTACTTCGCGTTGTTGGGGATCTCACCTCAAACCCAGACCGTCACCTAAGTGATGGGGCGTCTCGCGCATCGTCTGGGCTTGGAGGCAACTCCTGATGCTCTCCCGAACCGAGACCGAACGCCTCGCCGGCATGGCGAACGCACTACGCCCGGACTGGACCGTTCGGTCGCTCGTCACCCTGATCCTCACGAACCTCGACCACCGCGCCTACCAGGACATCGCCCTCGCCCTGGCATGGATCGCAACCGACCCGACCACGGCCACACCCGGGCGGCTCCTCGAAGCTGGCCCGTGGTGGCTGACCGCAAAACCCGGCACGTCTACCCCCGACGCGATGCCCGGCCGGGTCCGCTGCTCGAAGGATGGGCACGAGTTCGAGCGGGCCAGCAACTGCCGGATCTGCATCTCGGACGCCCTCGAAGCGACCGACACAGACCGAGCCCTGACCAGCCAAGGCGTCCCGGCCGATCGAGTCAGGGCGATCCTCGCGGCTGTACCAACACCTGACTGGCACGACGGGGGCGACGAGGCATGACCGCCCACGACCACAGAACCGTCCCTTCTGCGGACCCGTGCCCCCTTCCCGGCACACCGAGCCCCGGGGACGTTCTACGGGCGCTCCTGACGGCTTTACCGCACACCGACCCCGAGGGGTTCATTTCCGCATTGGCACACGCATACGACACCTCTGCAACGACCGAAGGAGAGCACCAATGGCTGACTACGCCACCCGTACCGTGACGACCGTGCGCGAGGAGGTCACGCTGAAAAGTCCGACCAACTGGACCGAGATCGCCAAGGCCCTGGCCTACGTCCGCAACCAGCGGCCCGACGGTGGTCAGGAGTACGACGACACCGTGATGGTCACCGCAACCGACGGCGAGATCGTGTTCTCGTGGATTCCGGAGAGGCCATGACCATCGACCCGCGCGCAGGCAAGTTGTGCTGCGACTGCAACCTGCCCAAGCCCGTGACCGTGTCCCCGCACTGCAAGAGCCCGACGTGCGACTGGTGGCTTTGCACGCGCTGCCAGTCGCTCAACGACCCCGCCGGTCACGTCATCCTCCCGCACAGTCGCCGGCCGAGGCCATGAGCGCGGCACCGTACTACCAGGACGACAGCGTGACGTTGTATCACGGGGACTCGCGCACGATCATGGCCGAACTTGCCTCCGCGAGCATCGACCTCATCCTGACCGACCCGCCGTACAACGTCACCGAGATCAACGGCCGCGACGGCACCACCACCGGCAAGGTGAAGCGCAAGGACGGGACCTACCGCGAGGTCACCAAGAACTTCGGCGAATGGGACCGGGGCTTCGATCCGACCGAACTGCTAACGAGCGCCGAGCGCCTGCTCGTCCATCGCGGCGGCTTCATCGCCTTCACATCCGACCGTCTGCTCGGCGACTACATCGCGGGTCCGCTCCACCACATGCGGACGCTCGTCTGGGAAAAGACCAACCCGACGCCGCAGTTCCCGGGCAACTACCAGTCCGCGTGCGAGTGGATCGTCTGGAAGGGCAATGGTGGCCCGCCGAAGTTCAACGCGGGCGGCGCTGTCTCGAACGTCTACAACGCGCCGATCCCCTCGGGAAAGGTCCACCCCTGCGAGAAGCCGCACAGCATCCTCGATCGGCTGATTGAGCGTCACTCCGACGTCGCCGCGCTGATTCTCGACCCATTCGCTGGATCAGGAACAACGCTCCGGAGCGCGAAGGACCTCGGTCGCCGCGCTGTGGGAATCGAGATCGATGAGCGCTACTGCGAACTCATCGCCAAGCGACTCTCGCAGGACTGCCTCGACCTAGGCGGTGCCGCATGACGCTCACGCCGCGGGTCGTCCACGCGACCGAGACAGACCCCGAGCCGGAGATGCGCTTCACGTATCTGTTCATCTGCGAATACCACGACCGGCCCCGCACGCTCTCCACCTCGAACACCGAGACGGACATCTACCGCGGATGGGCTCGAGTGCACGCCGACTGTGAGGAGAAGCGATGACCGACCGAGTGGCTGACGAGACCTTCACGCGTGGGCTCGCGCTGGGACCACACGACGCGTTCCTGCTCGACACCCTCTGTCGCCCCATCAGCGAGACATTCGGCATGTGCTACCTCGTCGGATCGGTCCTGACCCGGCGTGATCCCCGCGACATCGACATCAGGTGCATGGTCCCCGACGATGACTCGCTCGCGACACCGTCCATCCGCCGCCAAATCCTCAACGCCCACATCTCGGCGTCGCTGAGCGTGGCCACGAGGCTGCCCGTCGACTTCCAGTTCCAGGGCACCACCGAGGGCAACACGATGCAGTCTCAGACGCCCCGAAGCGCACTCGGACTCGGCTACGCATGGAGAGAGGACGAGCGATGACCGCCACCCTCGTCGACACCGACGTGCTCACCGACCTCGACTTCATGCCCGCGCTGCCCTGCGAGCTCGGCGCCCATGACATCAAGTGCCCCGGCAACCTCCCAGCCGCATGGCGTGTGTTCGGCAACTGCCCCGGATGTCACCGCCGCGTCGACTTCCTCGTCTGCGAACCCGGACGGCGCCGCAAAGTCGAGGACTGGACCGGCTGCGAATCATGCGGCCACTGCCACTCGTGGCGCGATGCATACACCGTCATTCCGATCGAAGGGCCCTGATGAACGCCAGGTGGGTTTGCCAGTTCTGCGGGGCGCCGTCGGTCGTGCCCAGCATCAACCTCGAGCACGAGCTCAAGTGCGTCGCACGACCAAACACGGGGGAAAAGTGAGCGACAAGACCAGGATGGATATTGAGGACGCGATCCGGGCGCACATCGCGGACGAGTCGACCAACGGGGACATGCTCACGGGGTTCGTCGTGCTGGCGACGTCGTTCCCGTCGGCCGTGATCGAGGACGGGTTCGCCTCCTACTGGCGCGTCTGGCCCAAGACGCAGCCGATCCACATCAGCCTCGGGCTGATCGAGCAGTACCGGTCGAGCTACTACGCCGCTTCGAGCAACGAGGAGATCGAGTGACGACGACCCGCGCGTGCGTAGAAGGGTGCACGATTCGTAATCAACACCTCACGACATGCGAGACGAGAGATCGGGCCGTCGATCCGTGTCTCGGGTGCCTTCCGCGCCCGGCGGAGTTCGGTCTGCTCTGTGCGTTTGCGTGGCAACGACTGCACGCGGACATCATCGACGCGGCGCCGCTCGTGCGACACCTGCGCTACATCGCCGAACCCCACGCCGGCACGAAGCCACCGTCCGACGGACGCGGCATGGGCGACCCTGCAGAGGGCTCGGTCCTGAGTGGCGCTGTCGACGCGGCTGACGAGGTTCACGCCAACCTCGCATCGTGGGCGCTGCTCATCCTCGAGGAGCACCCGAACGGGCCGCAGATGGCGGGACCTGACGAGCGTGGGGCGTGGCTCACGCAGTACGGGGCGACCGCTGGTGTGCGACAGCCTGAAGCGACCGAGCGCCTGGTGCGCTGGCTGCTGCCGCACCTCGCCTGGTGCTCGGAGCAGGAGTGGGCCGGGGAGATGCGCCTCGAGCTGGGGTCGCTCATGGCGACGACCAAGGCGCGGTGGCCGATGGAGGACTACCGCACCCGGCCCGTGGTCGGCGTCCAGTGCGTCTCGTGCGAGCGGCGATCGTTGGAGTACACGCCGACAGCGGGCTTCAAGTTGCCGTTCCACGTCCAGTGCACACACCCCGACTGTGGGCGGATGTACACCGAGGACGAGTACGACGGGATCATCGGGCGGCTGACGATCGAGCGGGGGTACGTGGCGTGATGGGCGTGGCTCGATGATCGACACGACCGGTGTCGAGTGGCTGACGGTGGCAGAGGCTGCGCGCGTGGTTCGGGTGTTGCCGGGGACGATTCGCAAGTGGGCGAGCCCAGAGCGAGGACTGGTCGAGTCGCACAGGCACCGAGGGCGGCTGATGGTCAGGCTGCCAGACGTGATGGACGCCGAGTTGGCATGGCGCAAGTCAGGACGCGTGAGAAGTCCGGCGACGCAAAGCCTTGACAAGAACGATTCCTAGTCTCATCATTAGCACTAGAGGCGCGCGCCCTAAAACTGGGCGGGCGTCTTTAGTCTGGGTGACGATGCCCCGGACCACACACTCCCCGTTCGTGCATGAGACCCCCGGACCAACAACTGAGCAGCCGGGCGAGACGCCGTGTGCGGGCGGGGCTAGGCGAGGTAGAGCATGGCTACATCGAGGACAGGAACTGCGAAGCACAAGAACCTGCGCACCCAGGCCATGCACGACGCACGACAAGCCGGACAGACGGCGTGCCCCATATGCCGCCACCCCCTCGACTGGGACGGACCTCGAGGATTGCGCTCGCCTGAGATGGATCACCTCAAGACGGTCGAGCATGGTGGACAGGACGAGAGCACGAACGTCCGCATCATCTGCGGGGACTGCAACCGGAAGCGACGAGGCCGCGAACGACTGGCTAGGTCGGTCGCTGTACGTGATCCGATCATTACAAGCCAGGCTTGGTGAATCCTTGATCCCCCGGGGCCACCCCCTCCCCTACTAAGAGGGGTCGTA